TTATTGTGCGGGAACAGCCACTTCGACGCGGCGGGGACGCTCGCCATCGCGGCCAGGCACCAGTACCACGACCACACACATCGGGCGACCGTTTTGCGTTGTCGGCGTGGCCTTGGCAAGCTGACCGCCCTGCGAGGCGGCCACTTTCTCACCCACCGCAGCGCAGTCCCCGGCGACAGTCACAAGTGAACTAAATTTCTGCGGCACAGCAATCGGCAGGGCACCGGCACTAGCCGGCAGCAGGCCGACACCAGCGGCAAGAAGCGCGAAAACTTTGAGAGCAGAGTTCTGTTTCATCATGCTGCCTTATATAGCGCCCGGCAGCTGAACGATGCATGAACAGCACATCCCTGTTCCAGGCTCAAAGGATATTTTAGGAGAGCGGCTCCGGCCATGACGGAGTCATCAGAGCCGCTCTACGATATTGTTCGTACTAGCTATCACGCTTTGTAAAATTATGAAATGCGTGAAGTTGCCCCGATACGGCCAAATACTGCAATAATTCCAGCGATAGCCGTCGCCAGTTGCAGCAGAACGTCCGCTAGCGCGCCCTGATCGATTGTATCCGTCACCCAACCGAGAGCGCCGGCAAGCGACAGAAAGAGTGCTACCAGTCCAGCCCAGACGGTGCGTGAAAAATACCATGGCTTGTCTGTAATCATAGGTTTTATCTCCTGAATTTACAGCCCGTGTACAACATTGAGAACCGCGAAATCTCCCGGTCCCGTCTTTGCCCCGATCATGGCAACACGAAGCTGGAACGGATTCGCGCCCACATCGCCCTGCCGCTGGACGCCGAAATAGAGCCATGACGGCTCGATCACCCTTTGACTCCGGACCAGTTGCCCTCCTTTCCAGACCTCCAGCCGATAAGCCTCCAGCTCCTCACCGAGCGGTATGTCTTCACCAAGCCAGCTATCCGCATCGATGCGGCCCCGCCTGATCCAGCTGAACAAAAGGTCACCGTTTCGAGACGCGGCCAGTTTCAGATGAACGGGGCTGAGCGGCCTTAAAGCCCGCAAACCGCCATCCATGCGCACGGTATCGAAATATTCATCCGCAAGAGCCTTGCCCGCCGCGCCGATGCGCCAGTTGAGTTCCAAACCGAGTTCCGATGATTGAAGCCCGACACCCGTCACGGCCTCGTTCAACAGAACGAAAGACGTCTCCACCGGCTTTAAGGTCATGGCGGCGGTGTCCGTACCGAGCTGCCCACGCAGCAACCGGCTCAGCCGCCAGCGGTTCAATCCCACCTCCTCCGCGTCGAGAAACTGGAAGATCTCCCACTCTCCCTGCGGCGATTGTAACAGGCCGCTATTGGCCCCATTCAGAATTTGCGCCAGCGGTCGCGACTGGAGTTCGCCTGAATACAGAACCACATCGACATACTGGCCCTCAATCAGCCGCCCGCCCGGCGCCCCATTCAATGGCGCAACCAGTTCGCCCATCACGGCGCGGTCTCCAACCATCTTGCGTTCGGAAAAGCCGTCATCCGAAGGAGAGGCATAGACCGCCGCACCACGCCACGGCCTGGCGTGGCAGGCAATGCGGAGTTGCTCGGCGGGAACCTCTGCGCCTGGCCACAGCGGCAGGTCGATCAGATGAAAGACCGGCTTCATGTCCAGTGCCAGGCCGCCGGGCGGACGCTGCGGCGTCTTATCCCGATCCGCAAAGACAACATTGGGGGCGAGTGCCGCCGCCTTTACGGCTCGCGTGGCTCCGTCATCCAGTGCGGTCACGACATAATCGCGTTCGCCGTCCAGAACGTCGAGACGGACGCGGTCGCCGACGTGAATTGCCGCGGATGACCACGGCAAAGCGAAACTCGCAGTCCGCCGTTCCGCATGGCGACGCGCCATCCAGCTTTCAGCCAGTGCCGTCGCCTGTCCCGTTTCCATGGAACCGGACAGGCTGAGGCTCTCGGTGCCATGTCCTGCAACGCGCCGGGCCGAAGCACCGGCAATCTGAAAGTCGCGCAACGGATCATTGCAGTAAAACTCGGCCACGGCTGGCAGGTCGCCTGCGTCTTCCAGTTCCGTCGTCAGCGCTTCGCCGTCATCGGGCAGCACCAGCGTATCGCCGATGGCGAGCGTGGGGGCCGCACGCGCAATGCTCCTGAACACGAACCGACCCGCTTGTTCGAAACCATGCACGCCGAAAATATTCAACAGCGGCTCCAGAATACCGCGAGCCGTTGACGGCTCCGATATGACGAAACCAGCCAGATGACCGTCAGCCCCGCTGCAATCGGCATCGGGCAGACCGAAATCGGCAAGAATGGCGGCGATCAGTTCATCCAGCGCAACACCGCTGATACGACCGTTAAGCCAGTGCCCGAGACGCCAGTTGGCCGTGTCGCCCCAGACATCTGCGCAAAGCGGGAACTCTGGAAATGGCCGTGTGTCCCATGCCCAAAGATAGATCCGCTCGCTGTCCAGCATCGGCCCGCCATAGACTGGCGAAACCGGGTTTGCAGTTCCGCCCGATTGCCAGTGGCGATAATGGGCGCGCAGAAAGCGGTTCATTGCAATGTCCGACCGCGATCCGTTCGAGAAATAGGGCGTGGCATTTTCCGACGATTTGGGATCAGGGAACACATTGGGCTGGTTCGGCCCCTTGTCCGCCGCCGGACAGCCGAGCTCGGTAAACCAGAAGGGTTTCGACATTGGCACCCAGCCTGTCGGTTGCGCCGCTTCCGCGCCGCCGATCCGGTTGTAATGCGGATTGCTCCACCACGCATTCAGATCCTTGTAGCGATAGACCCACGGCTTACCCGCCATCCCGTCGGTGATCGGAGTTCGCCGGCGGGCCGCACGGTCTTCCGCACTGGCGTAATACCAGTCATATCCTTCACCCGACACAATATTGCGCGCAAGACCGTCAAGGTCGCAGGCCGTCTCGAAACGATCGGGATTACCGTTATCAAGATCGTTGTCACGCCAATCGGCCAACGGCATGTAATTGTCTATGCCAACCGCATCTATAGCCGGATGCGACCAGAGCGGATCAAGGTTGAAGAAGAGATCATCCGTGCCGTCCTGTGCCTGATACCCAAAATACTCCGACCAATCGGCACCATAGGTGATACGGCATCGCGCTCCGAGTTTGCCGTGAATTTCGGCTGCAAGGGTGCAAAGGTGGGATACAAATGGAAAACTGTCGCGCCCGTCCCGGATGCTTGTCAGGCCGCGCAATTCCGAGCCGATCAAAAAAGCGTCCACGCCTCCCGCCGCTACAGCCAGATCTGCGCAATGGCGAAGGAAGCGACGGTAACCCCATTCTCCATTGACAAAGGCTGCTACCTGTTCCGCCGCCGCTGGCGTTTTGTCCGGTGTCATTTGGGAGCCAATCGCCGGGTGGCAGGTGATGCGCCCGCGCCAAGGATAGACCGGCTGCCCTGTTCCGCCGTAAGGCGACGGCAAGGTGTTGCCCGCCGGTATGTCCATCATGATGAACGGATACAGCGTTACGCCAAGCCCGCGCGCCTTCGCATCGCGGATAGCCGCGATCACGCTTGCATCAGACGGCGTACCGCCATAGGCCGCGCCCTCGCCGTTTCGCGAAATGAAATGCGCTTGTGCCCGCGAAACCTCCTCCACTTTCCAGACATGGCTAGGTTTGCGCGCTTCCAACTCGGTCACACCGGGGCGAATGCGGCAATGACCGGCCCGCAGATCGTCGCCGAACCATGGCAGCACGATTGCCACGTGACGCAGATCGGGACAAAGCGCCTGCAATTCATCGAGCGCGCCATTCCAGTCGCTTCTGGCCCGTGTCGCATTACGGTTGATCCAGCGCTTCTCGCCGGGAACCGGCTCATCGTTCACCGGATCGGGCATAAGGCCAAACTCCGTCGAACCGGGGATCAGCGCCACGGCACGCAGATTGCGCGTGACCTGGCCGACCGGGCGCATGACCTCGAACTGGAATTGCGGCAGACGATTGCCAAACCCATCCAGCGGAATGCGCTCGAAAACCACATAGGCAGTGCCGCGATAGGCCGGTGCATTTCCACCCCCCTGTTTCGCCTCGATCAGCGGGTCGGGCTGTTGTGTCTGCGTACCGCGATAAACCCGCATCTCGATTTCGGTGAGGTCCAGTTCCTGTCCGTCCGCCCAGACACGACGAATGCCTGCGATCTCGCCTTCCGCAATCGTATAGGCAGCATTACCAAAATAGCTGTAATTGGTGACCTTCGGCCCGCCCTTGCCACCCTGCCGCGTGGTGGTCTTGTCCTCTTCGAAACGCGTCGCCCAGATCAGCGTCCCCGAAACCCTCGCCGTGCCGTAGACGAAAGGCAGTGCTGCGCCCTCTTCTGCTGTGGCCACGCGACCGCCGTTCAGCCTCGCGCCTTCGATATGCCGTGTTGAATTGATGAGCGCATTGTCGATGGCATAGCCGCCCATCGCGCCAACACCGGCACCGATAGCCGCACCGACAGGCCCGAAAATACCGCCCACCGCCGCGCCAACTGCTTGCAGAACTACCGTTGCCATGAATTACGCTTTCAGTTCGGGGAAGATGAAAAGACCGGCAATGCGTTTTCGCCATTGCGGCACCAGAGCGGAGGCCAGAACGCCGTGGCCCTGATAGGCGTGGATGAAACGGTTTCCGTCCGCCATGATGCCAAGATGCTTGGCCGCGACATCGGCCCGCCAGCGAAAGATGATGAGATCACCCGGCTCAGGCTCAATACCTTCGCGCGCCAACATATGGCGCGACGCTGCCTCCAGCAAAGGGTCGCCATTTCCGGCTTCCGCCCAGTCAGGCGCATAAGTACCAGGGCTTTCCGGTTCGGTTCGATAAAGCGCACGCCAGATGCCACGAACGAGACCCAGACAGTCGCAACTGATGCCGCGGGCGGATGCTCCATGCCGGTATGGTGTACCGATCCAGCGTTCCGCTTCCGCAAGAACCGCATCGGCGACAATCACACTCCGGCTCATGGGATCAGTGCGCTCCCGTCATACTCAGCCGCGCCATTGATATAGGCGTAAGCCGCGTCATTACCCGGCAGATGTGGGAAGCCGCGAAAATTGACCCCATTGGCGAATTTTGCCTTGCAGGTGGCGAAGCTCTTGTCGCAACCGGCGATAATACGAAAGCCATCGCCCGCCGCAACTGGCAAGACCGGCGGTTCGCTTAGTTGCAAAGTGTCCCCGCCATGCCGCAGCACGCGAAAGCTGCGCCCGGCATTGCTTCCATTCGCCCACACAAGACGGCCTTCGGAGAACCAGCCATTCTCAAAATGATCAATGCCCGAAACCGCGAGGTTTACACCCTGCGTCGTCAGCACGGTTCCATCAGCGGAGTAACACGGATCATCCGCGTTCACGCCGCAGCGCCTGTCGCCGAGACCTGCATCGCAATGACGCAAGACACGCCGCCCGCGCACCGCATCGAAAACTGCGGCAGCTCCTTTCAACTCCATCATGAAACGACTGCCAGACCGGCTGATCTTGCCCGCCGTCCATCGCCTTAAAAGCATGCGCTGGGCAGGTTCCGCCCAATTGACGAGATAGGCTTCAATGACAGCACCGTCATAGCGGCCCTGCTCGATATCCGTGTCGCTTATCTTCGCGGAGGAAAGCACTCCTTCGACCTCGCCGCCTGCAATGGAAAGCCCAAGCGCGGTGGAAGCCTCGCTGCTGTTCAATCCGGTTTGCGGATCGCAGGCAATCTGCTCTACCGTCAGCGTCCGGTCATGATCGGTAAAGCCAAGCGCGACGCCATCTTGACGCCTTATAAGCCAGGCGAAGCAATGGCTTGTCACCTCGCCCTGCAAATGTGATTCAAGTGCTGCCGGAACCGGGATCATGCCTTGACCTCAATGATGGGAATTGAAGGGATTTCACCGGCCTGAAACGAGGCAATGCTAGCAGAAAGCCGATCTGTATCGAACCGCGCCGTGACATCAAACAGGAAACCGGCGGTAATCGCGGCACCATCCGCCGGCAGGTATTCTGCCGTGAAAGTCACGATACCGGTTGTGTTATCGACCGCGAAGGCCTCACCTTCAGGCACCTGCGCGCCACCAATACCGACCACCACAGAACCGGTCACGGGGCGCACGATCGGCCTCTGGTAAGTCTCGTAGCGCTTGACGAGTTGGAAGCTTGCCGCTCTCCCGTCTCCCATGCCTATCGATTGATCGAATGGCGACGGTGCGAGGTTCCCCGTCGCGGACGAGAAATCGAATGGATCGCGAAAGCGGAAGGCGTGGAGTGAACCGCGCCTCGCCTCGAAAAAAGCCAGAACCGTTCTGAGATCGTCGAGCGAGCGCAGGCCCGTACCGGCATCGAAATGGCGGCGGGAATGCGCCCAGCGCGCATTACGTTTTTCCATACCGGACGTCAGCGTGACGATCTCGTTGCGCCATTCCGGTCCGCCCGTCGCGCCGAACGAAACGCCGAGCGGAAAGCGCACATCGTGAAAAGCCACAGCCATCATCAGAGCCTCCGCGCGCCGCGACGTACCGCGCCTGCCAGCATGGTGGAAAGCTGCGCCTGCGATTTATTGAACGATGTCGCGTCGGGCGTCTTCATGTTGAAGACGACCTGCACCGGCTTGCCGCCACCGCCAGTCGCCACACCGAGACGGCCATCCGCTCCGCGCGCCAGCGGCAATATGGCTTCTGCACCCGCCTCGCCCGTCAGCCCCAGCGAGCCGTTACCCATGCCGAAATAGGTGGGGCTGGAAACGACGCCGCCCTTGGCGAAAGGCATGATGCCCCTGAGACCACCAAAGAGACCTGACATCACAGATGATGTCAGGCCCTGCAACGGTTGCAGTCCTGCGGAAAGCGCCGAGCCTGCGAGACCGGAAGCAAGCCCCCGCAATACGTCTTCAAGGCCCTTTCCGGAGACGATAGCCCCTTTCAGCGCCGAAGTCAGACTGTTGCCGAAACGCGACGAGCGCTTCTCAAGATCCGTCAAGGCGCGATCAAACGCGCTCGTATCCGCATCGACGGAGACGGTTACCGTTTCGTCTGTCATGAAAAATCACCTGCGAGGAATTTTACTTATCTGGGAAAGCGCGCATCAGCGCGTCGAGCGTCTGGCGGGAGGGCGCGTCATCGGTGCGTACTACGGGACGCAGCGCGGCAGCAAGCTCGCGCGGGGTCATGGACCACAAGCTTTGTGAAGACAGCCGCAGCAAACCAAATCCTGCCCGCATGACCTCATCCCACGGAAAAGGCTGCGGCGCATGTTTTGATTCAACTGCGGCATTCAGGGGTTTGAAAGGGAATCACTTTCCGCTTTTTCGGAGACCCCGAAAGTAGCGCTCAGAAGTGCCGCCACGATGCGTGCGAACCCGGCGACGCCGCCTTCCGCCCGCATATCTGCAACGTCAGCAGGACTGACGGCATGCCCACCTCCGCGCAAGCCCGCGCAAATGATGCGCTGCATGTCGCTGGCCGAAAGCCGCCCCGTCGAAAAGCGGGAAACAAGATCAGCAAGATTGTCTGCCTCGAAAGCTGTTTCCAGTTCGGCAAGCGCGCCGAGCGTCAGGCAGAGCGTCCAGTCGCGGCCATCGATTTTGGCTCCGACCTCGCCGCGATGGCGATTGACCATCATAGCGCTTCTCCGAATGCGATCAGTCCCGCAGACTCCAATGCGATTTCGAATGTCACCTCGGCATCGTGATTGCCGCCATACTCAAGCGCAGTGATCTGAAATGGACCATTGACCGTGCCGAAATCAGGAAGGACGATCTGCCAGTCGCGGATCTCACCATCGAAAAATATGCTGCGTATCAATGCATCCGATGCCGCATCCTTGAATATCCCCGAGCCGCTCACCGAAGCGCGCTGCACACCGCTCCCGGCCAGAAGCTGCCGCCAGCGTCCGGCGGCGTCGGCATCGGTCACATCAACCGTTTCCGCATTGAAGGCAATGCGCTTGGTACGCAAGCCCGCGCAAGTCTCGAACGAGCCGTTATCGCGCGCCGTCTTCAGCAAGATATCCTTGCCTCTTTGAGCTGTCATCAATTTCTCCCGGATGTCAGATTGCAGGCTCGGTAACGGCGCGGTAGCGCATCGTGCCGAGATAGCCGCCAAGACCGTCGGTGTTACGAGCGAGAACTTCGGTCAGCATCAGGTTGATGAGCCGATGCCCATTGACATCAACCGGCCCTTCATCGAGCCGCGTCGCAATGCGGCCCGCAATGTCCAGCACCCGCTTGCGACCGCTTTCCCTCGCCCAGATTTGTATATTCAGAAAATGCTCGCCACCGTTTTCGCTGGCGGTGCTCCAGTCGCGGCTCGCCGTCTCGCCAAGCGTGACATATGGAAAAGGCGTCCTGGGCGGAACGTGGTCGTAAACCCGTTCACCGCCGAGTGTTTCAATCAGTTCGTCGTCATTCTTAAGGACCTCAAACAGGGCCTTCTGCAATGCTACTGCTCCGTTCGTCATGCTTTCCCCCGATTGCCATATCGATATCATCAGCGTCGGTTCTCACGCGTTCCAGCCTGTGGCGTTCCAACGCGACGGTCTCGCCGGCATCGAACGCCTTCCAGCGCAGCACCCGAACAAGCCCGTCGAAAGTTAGCTTCATCGTGATATTCATCGGCTGGTGTTCATCGCCCTTCCTCCGTCGCCAGACAGATCAGGTAACGCCCGCTCTCGTCCGGATCGTACACCGAGTGCAAAGCGAAAACCCTGCCAGCCTTGCGCAGCCGCTTGTCTGTAGAAATGTCATCGCGAAACCGCAAAAGAACGCGGTGGGTTACCTCTGGTTGGGGCCGTGTGCCGAAATATTTCTGCGCGCTGGAAACCGGTTCCACCCGCCCCCAGACCATGGCAACCTCCGACCATTTTTCGGTATAGCCGCCCATCCCGTCAGCGATAGGCAGCATCGCCTCCAGAGCCAGCTCGGATGTGAGCTGGCCCGGATCAATGAAAAGTACATTGTTCATAAGGATACCCGCCGCCAACTATCGACCATCTGGTTGACCATGAGCGGGAAAGACGCAGGACTGGCGTCGGCGTTGATACCGGCGCGCTTTTCATAAAGGTGTGCGACGAGGGTCAAAATGGCCTGCTTCAGCGCGTCCGGCACATCGACGCCGGTTTCCCCGAAACCGGCAATGAAATCCACTTCGATACCTTCAAAAGACGAGGCATCAGGATACTGCGCCATATAAAGGCGCTGCGGTCGCTTGCCATGGTGCAGGACAAACTCTTCCGGTGAAAAACTGATGGCGGTGCCGTCCGGCTTATAGGCGACAACCGCAGTGACCGCCTTGACCGGATACTTGAAAATCGCCAGTCGTCCGGAGCGCGGCCAACGGTCCACACGCAGCCGCCAGGTCTGCTCGATCAACGACAGACCAGTCTCGGCCTCGATAAGCTCGCGCGCCGTCGCTATCAGGCGCTGGAGGATTTCATCCTCTGTTTCGGTAGAAATCCGCAAAAATGCGCGCACGTCGGCGATCGTCACCGGCTCCAGCGCCGGTGGCGTGACAAGAAACATTGTCATTGATTTTCCCCTAAAAGATAACTTTCAAATCAGATAGTTACGCTTGGAACCCCATGGAAAGATTCACCTTGTTCGCGCGGTGAATCTACCTGCCAAAACCGGCAGGAATGGCGAAAATGAGCCTGCGAGAACTGACAGCAAAACCGCTGTCTTTCCCGTCAAGCCGCAAACTTCAGAAGCTTGATCGCATTGAAATCCTGCACGCCGCCGCCAACGCGTTTCGTGGTGTAGAAGAGCACGTAAGGCTTGGCGGAGTATGGATCGCGCAATATGCGGACGCCGATACGGTCCACCACCAGATAACCCCGCCCGAAGTCACCGAACGCGATGGCGGAAGCATCTACGGCCACATCCGGCATATGTTCCGCCTCAACCAGGCCAAAGCCCATCAGCGAGGCTTTTTCACCGACGGCAGACGGCGGCTGCCAAAGATAGTTGCCGTCATTGTCCTTCAGCTTGCGCAGCATGCTTTGCGTCTTGCGGTTCATGACAAAACTGGCGTTCTGGCGATAGCCGGCCTTCAACGTATAAATCAGCTCGATCAGCTTATCGGATGGCGCTTCCTCCGGCAAAGCACCTTCAGTGCCGGTCGCGACATGGCCGAGCTTGCCCCATTCCCAGATATCATCGGAAACGGAATCATAGTTCAGGAAACCACGCGGCTTGTTAACGCCATCGCCCGCGACAAAGGCCGCGCCTTCCTGTTCAGCGAAGGCCGCTTCCACTTCCTCGGCAATCCACTGCTCGACATTCACCGCTGCATCGTCCAGCAGTGAAGAGGTCGCTGCGGGCATGGCGTAGATTTCCATGGTCGGAAACTGAAGCTCGGCAAGTTTGGCGGATGCGGTCTGCGGACGCGCATCGGTTTCGCCGACCCAGCCGACCGCCGGACCGCTGACCGAAAATGGTTTCTTCAGAACCGCGCCCGACACCTGACGCACGCTGGCGATACCGCGGATCGGCGACAGAACGGCGAGCCTGCGTCCAATCTCGGTTTCCAGTTCAGCGGGGACAAGATAGCCGCCATCCGGACCCGAAGCATAGGAGTGCGCTTTCTGCTCGATACCGCGCAAATGCTGTTCATCGCCTCTGCGCACATAACCGTCAAAGGCCTGCTTGTGTTCGATATTGACGACCGGCGCACCGCGCCCCAATTGTGGGCGGGCCTGTTTCAGCACATACTGATCGAGCGCCTGCTTCTGCTCATCAAGCGCGCGGTTGATGCGATCCACCTTTTCACGAATAAGCACATCTGCGCCGGCATGTTTTTCCACCTTGTCCAACCGCTCGTCATTGGCTTCCCGAAAGGCGGTGAAGGCCGTCATGAATTCACCGAAAGCTTCAGTGACGTCACCGTCGCTGCCCAGATTCTGAACAAGCGACTTCGATTCCACGCTCTTGGTTTCGAGCGGGATGGCAGGGATGTTTTCCATTAATTTCCTATCGATTGTGGTTTTGAATCATAGCTTTTGAGGCGTCACGCATAAGCTGTGCGAGACCTGCCTCGTTTATCCGGTCGGCATCCCGCCCCTCCCGGTTTTGCATACCCGCAAGCGCCGCATAGCCTTTAGCAATAACGGTGCGTGCGGCAGCACGGCTCAGCCCCGCATCCCGCGTGAGCCAGCGTTCGAATTGTCTGACCGTCGGCAAGCCCGCCTTGACGCTGCTGACGCGCGCCTGCGGCAGCATCGGAAAGGTGACGACCGAAATTTCCCAGAGGTCTGCTTCCATGATGTGGCGCAGGCCGGTGCGCGCATCCTTGCGGGCCTTCACCGTGCGAAAGCCGATGGAAAGACCGTCAAGCCCGCCCGAACGCATCAGTTCCAGCGCCTCGCGCGCCCGCGTCACGCCCTTGGCGAGCCTGCCTTCGACGTAAAGGCCGCGCGCGTCTTCACGGATCGCCGTCCAGACTCCGATTGGAGCGGCGGCATCGTGCTGCCACAACATGCGGATACCGGACGCACCGCGTTCGCGAAGCGCGCCCGAAAACGCGCCGCGCTCGATCACGTCATGACCGAGATCTGCCAGGCCGAAGACACTCGCATAGCCGGAAAAGCTGCCATCGAGTTCCACATCCTCAATGGCGAGTGCTGTTCGCTTGGTCTCAAGCTTCAGATCAGACTTCGCCATTCTTGCTCCCTTCGGCAGGCAGAATTCCCGGCAGTTGTGCTTGCTTCATGCGTTCGGAAAACCGCTTGAAAATGCCAAGCGCAGACCATGCTGCAAGACTTGCCGCGGCAGATCCCATTAGCATCAGCTCTGCCCGTCCAAGCGTGCCGCCAAGGGTGAGGGTTTCGGCAATCTTCACGCCTGCCGCGCCACCGAAAACCATGCCGCAGATGATCCCGACCGCAAAACGGATCGCCGCCTCGCGCTTGCCGTGCGGCAGCATATAGGCCAGCGACACAGCCGAGCCAGCGACCGCGCCTGCAACCTTGGCAAACCATATCCACGCCGCGTCCGAAGCAAAAAACGTTTCGTTCCAGGTGCTCATGATGCTCTCCTTCCTGAATGCGGCTGATAGCCAACCGCATCGCGCTTTTCGTCATCCGTGAGGAAGGCGGCCTGCGATACGCGCTGCCAGAGCGCCTCCCGTTCAACCGACAGGCCTTCGATCCGGTCGGCGTCGTATTCCAATCGCAAATCGCCGCCGAACAGGGGGCCGAGCCATCCGCCAAATGCCATGGCGGTCCGTCCGATGAGCGGCAAAATAGTCAAACGGTAGAAAGCCCGGTTTGCCTCCGCGTAATTCGAATAGGTATTATCCCCGGGAATCCCAAGCAGCATCGGCGGCACACCGAAGGCAAGGGCGATATCCCGCGCCGCGCCGTTTTTCGCTTGGATGAAGTCCATATCCTGCGGGCTGTACCCCATCGCTTTCCAGTCCAGACCGCCTTCGAGGAGAAGCGGGCGTCCCGCACCGGCCGCGCCGGTGTAGCCTTCCTCCAGTTCGACCTTAAGCCGTTCGAATTGCTCTTCCGTCAAGTTGCCGCCTTCCTTGGGCGCATAGACCAGCGCACCGGATGGCCGCGCCGAATTATCGAGCAGCGCCTTGTTCCAGGCACCTGCCGCATTGTGGATGTCGAGCGCCATCAAGGCCGCTTCGAGAGGCGGAAAACCATAATGGTCATCCAACGGGTGAAAGAGCTTCAGATGCAGGCCGGAACAGGCTTCCGTTCCAGTCGAAATCCTTCTGCTCTCCGAACCCGCCCGATAGGCCAGAGCCTGTGGCCAGCCGCCTGCGTCCGTGTCGACCGAAACCCGTTCGGGCCGCAGCAAATGCAGTTCTATCCTGCCGCTTGGCAGATCGACGCGCTCCACATAGGCATTGCCGGAAATCAGCAAATGCCCATAAAGCCGTTCGAAAAAGCTGCTGCCGTCAACTCCGGCCTGCGGCCGTGCCATGAGATCCAGAAGCGGATGCTCCTCATGTTCCGTCACCCCTTCGTAAAGCAGCCAGGGGACGCTGCTTGCCGCTTCCGCGATCAGGCGAACACAGCGATGCGCCACGGGATTGCGCATGAAGCCCTCGCGGGCGAGCGTCGTGTAATCCCGCGCAATCCACGATGCGCCGCGTTCGACATGCAGCGCCACGAAACCGTTCGCCATTTTGGTCTCGCGCCCGATTTCGGAACGCACGGGTTCGTTCGCGGCGCTTCTGCGCCACGGCCAATTCCACGCCATATGGTGGCCTCTCCAAGTTGATCAGTAAGTCGTATTTATTTCAGCCGAAGCGGCGGATGCGTGGTTTGTGATCTGCGCCGAGCATCAATTCACCCAAAGCCCACACAAGCGCATCAAGACGATCGGGAGAGCGTCCGGTGGAAAGCCCATCCGGCGCGAAATCACACATTTCGTCCTCCAGCGCAGGAAACCGCCCGGCATGCCGAACCCTTCCCTGTTCATAGAGCGCTGCCACCGGTTCAGCACGCAGCCATTTACCCCGCGAGGCCCGGCGCTTCAAAACGGGCACCGACGCATCTTCGGCCGCCAGCACCGCCGCCACCATTTCCCCGCCCTGGTTAACCTCGGCAACGATCGCATCAGCCTCGAAACGGTGATAAAGAGCAATCGCCCGGCATGCCCAATGATGGGGCTTGGCCATTTGCATCGTTTCATCAGCCAACACGTGCCCGAAACCATCGGCATCTATTCCGGCCACGACAATACCGCAGGCATCCGACGCCTTGCCGGACGATGCAGGCGGGTCGATTGCCACCAAGATACGGTGCAACGGCGGCGTTTCGCTCTCAAAACATCCCTCGATCAGATCGCGGGACCACAATGCGCCCGCGCGTTCCTCAATCAGTTCGCCATCCAGTTCCTGACGTCCAAGACGCGTCCCGGCATAGCGGCGCGTAATGGTTTCCACGAAACCACCTGCGAGGTTGGCCGCATTTTCCATGGTGCGCATATGGGTCATCGCCACCGAGCGATCGTCGAACAGCGCCTTCAGCAGCGGAACCGCGCGCGGCGTCGTTGTGACCACCTGACGCGGCCTCTCACCCAGACGCAGGCTGAATTGCAGCATATCCCAGGTTTCCTGCGGATGCTTCCATTTCGCCAGCTCATCGCACCAGGCCGCATCGAATTGCGGCCCGCGCAAACTATCCGGATCTTCAGACGAATAGAGCGACGCGACTGCGCCGTTTTCCCAAATCAGGCGCCGGCGCGATGCTTCATAACGCGGACGCTCCAACCGAGACGAAGCGAGAATGCCTGAAGCTCCGTCAACCATGACCTCGCGCGCATCGGCAAAAGTCTCTCCGACCAGGGCAATATGTCCACATTGCAGCCGGGAAAACGGCGCAAGTCCCAGAGCCATGCCGGAAACCCATTCAGCGCCCGCCCTCGTCTTGCCCGAACCGCGCCCTCCCAGAATCAACCATGTGCGCCATTCACCTGATGGCGGCAATTGCGCATCACGTGCCTGAAACAGCCATTCCTGCTGCACCGCCACGATCTGCGTTTGCGTCAAGCCCGCCGCCCAGGATTTCCCGCGCGCGCTTTGCTGCAATTTCTTCTATTCTCCTGTTAATTTGCGAAAGTGCCTTTCGAACGTCGCCGGTGCTCACCGGCGGCGGATCACAGTCGCCGCCCTGCCGGGAAGCATCCGCTTCATTTGAAAGTTCGCTCACGGTTTTCACCGCACGCGCCAGAGCCATCAGCGCCTCTGCCTTGCTCTTGTCGGGTAGTTCTTCGCCTTCGATCATATGCCTCAATTCCGCCTGCAGCCGTCGCAGAACCCTGTTGGCGGTCCTTCGCGCAGGGTTGAAATTGTCTGGCGAGGATTCCAGCTTCAGCCGCCTCAGGCGCAGATAATAAGTCTCATCCGAAAACCCCATGACTTCCGCCATCTCGGCCAGTTCGATGCCGTGCTCTATCTGCAGGCGGTGTGCCAACCGGATGCGTGCGTCGAAGCGGGTTTGCTTTTCCACAATCTTCAAGTGCAT